CGTTGAACTCGTTTCGTTATCTACCTTGCTGCCTTTCGGGGCTGGCTCGGTTTGAGGGTGGGTAGTTCCCATCCCTCGCGCAGCCATTCATTCATCTAACCAAACCTTTGGAGAGATGGATTATGGTTTCACCGGTAACAGGACCGTTCGGTACTTCACAAGAGTATGCGGGTCCGCCTGACCGATTTGGTAACAAATCGATCATCAGGTCTTGGTCTAGAACAAGTTATCGCCAGAAACGGCCATATACCTTGCCCTTGCCATATGTTTTTGGTGAGTCTGCGGTTACGTTCTACCTTAATGAAGAGGAGTTTTCTCCTTCGATTAACAGGTTGAGATATCGTAACATGGACGTCGACTTGCAGCGTGTCTATAACGCTGCCTATTCTTCCTTTATGCAGAAGGTGAAAACTGATGCTGCAGAGCTGGCTACAACGCTGGTTGAATGGGAGAAAAGTGTGGTTATGATCCTAGACCGAGCTACTAAGCTCATTCAGGGGATCAAAGCCGCAAGCAGTGGTGACGTATCAAAACTTAAGCGTCTTTGGGGAAAAGGCGCCGGCATACGTCCTAATTTGCGTCGGGCGGGGTCGAACGTGTTGGAGTACAGCTTTGGCTGGGCTCCTCTCATTTCCGATATCGCTACCGCCGTAAAGGTTCTCGGCAACGGGATCCCTCCTCCTCGTGTACGCGCGAAGAAAACGCAAGATTACTCTTACTCTAAGTCTTCACCGATTTCGGAGTATGGGGTGTCCCATGTTACTGAGCAGTATACACTTGGCTGGATGTTAGCTGCTACCGTACGGGTGACAAACCCTAATACGTTTTTAGCAAACCAACTAGGGCTTTTAAACCCTGCAAGCGTGCTTTGGGAGATAGCTCCCTGGAGTTTTGTGTTCGATTATGTTGTTAACGTGAGCGATTTCCTTGCGAGCTTTACCGACCTAGTAGGCATAGAATTGGAGAACCCGTGCAAAACGAGTTACTTCCACGTAAAAACCCTTGAAATACAGCGAGAAGTACTACCTGGTTATCAAAAATACCTGGTTAGTACCGGCGGCTATGTTGTCAAGGTAGTTCGTACCCGAGATATCCCGGGACCAACTCTTTCCCTCAGACCTCCATGGCGGATGTCTGCTTCCAGAGCTGCTACTTCTGTTGCTCTACTTGTTCAAAAACTCAAAGGAAAATAATGCCCCAAATGGCAAACATGACGGTCAAAAAGGCCGACGGCACTACGGATATCACTTACACAGCTCTTTCGCCGAGCGCTGGGGATAAAACCCCTGCGATCTGGCGTTCGAATACTGTGGGAGCCTCCGTAGCTCAGCGTCCCGAGTTCCGTGCCACCGCTAACCAACTGGTTAACAACAAGCGCGTACTCAAGACGAACTTTGTGTTCCCGATCGTTGATGCGATTACCAACACCGTGATTGATTACGTGACCATTGTCATGGAATCGAAGATCTCGTTGAAGGCAACCGACGTCGATGTGAAGGAAGCAGTCTATCAAGGCCTGAATCTCGTCAGCAACGCTCTCATTAAACAGAGCGCTTCTGACGGCTTCGCCCCGACCTAATTAGTCGGCCGACAATCAGTTTACTGGTTGTTCCTTTATAGATTGTTAAAAGAAAGTTCTAATGAGACATCTCGTTAAGACGCTGACCCTGTACCTCAAGTCAGCTGCAACACCCTTTTGTTTGGAGACGATCAAATTGATCGAATCTGAACAGTGGGGCATCTTGGCCACCCGCAAGGTGTTACCAAGTAGTTATCATAACGCCGAAAGCTATCTCATCGATGCCCAAGCTAACGCGTTCTTTTCCAAGAATGCCAGTTTGGACAGCCCTGATTTAAATCCTGAGCGTGCTGCAAAGCAAGCCTGGATTGAAGCCGAGGGTCGTTGTGCCATAACCAATGCTTTCATTTCACGTCTTCAACATGGTCCAATGGATCAGGATGACATGCGGACTCGGGAATTTCTCCTTAGGGTTCGCAGACGAATGAAGCAATGGCTTGGTCCCCTACCGAGCGAACTCAATAGTAGGTTCGGTCCTGGGGTAACGATGTGTTGCAGAGGCAAATTATCAACAGTTGCCGATAAAATGACAGTTTCCCCTACAACCACTCTTGGAGCCAGCAGATATGCTGAGTTTGCGCTTGGTGAAAGCGCGTGGTTTAGATCACTTTTTGAAAGAGGTGTTTTAAGCTATTCCGAGGGTAGTTTGAGCGGTTTGACTCTCGTTAGAGAGTCATTGTGGGCTAGCGTTCCTAAAAACGCAAAGACCCACCGTAGTATAGAAATCGGTCCCTCTCTCAACGTCTCGCTCCAACTCGACATCGGTAAAACGATGAAAAGAAGGTTCAGACAACGAGGTTGGGACTTGCAGCATGCTGCCGATTCTCACAAGCGGGTTGCTCGTGAAGCCAGTATCTCTGGCGACTATGCTACAATCGATCTCAAACAAGCAAGTGACTCCGTTAGTAGAAACTTGGTTAAATTTCTGCTGCCCGATCTCTGGTATGAACTACTAGACGATCTGCGCTCAAAGTCGATTAAAATCGACGGACGGACGCAATATCTGGAAAAATTCTCCGGTATGGGTAACGGCTACACCTTCGAGCTTGAGTCTGTAATCTTCATGGCAATTGCCCAAGAAGTTTTAAGCACGTTAAACCTCAATCATGTTCCCATGATTGATGTTTTCGTATTCGGGGACGACATCATTGTCCCTACAGCTGCCTCGAAGTTGTTAGTACTTGTCCTATCTCGGTTAGGTTTTGATACAAACGTTGACAAAACGTTTGTTGAAGGTCCTTTCAGGGAGAGTTGTGGAGGAGATTTCTATAAAGGTACGGCCGTTAGGCCATTTTACCTTAAGGAGTTTCCGAATGAACCGCAGCAATGGATTGTC